CTGTGGCATCGTTTAGAATTCCAGGATGATTTTAACGTCTTCTTTTTGTCTTGAGTTTCTGGAGATTGCTGGACGATTGTCAATATAGACAATATCTCCTGACTTTTTATTTATCTCAGGATCACCAATCCCATTATTAATTTGAGTTCCGAGAGAAATAAGTTTTGTTCCCGTAGGATTTGTAGTAATACCAGTAAAATTATGAATTTGACCGGAAAAACCTCCACTGGTGGTAACTGAGTTTGTATTACCATTAGCGGGGTCTTCAAATGCATATAATCTAGAATCAGTGGAAACCCCAGCATGATCTGTTTGATCAAAGGTAGTTGGATTAAAGAAAGCATTTCTATCTTGGAAATACTTCAATACTTTAGTTTCATTATCAAATGATGCAACAAAACCAATCGCGTTCGCAGTATTACTTTGAACACTTTGAGTAATTTTGTCGCCAACAGATACTGTTCCAGTAACTGATGAGAACTTCAAAGCTCCTAATGAAGAGAATTGATTTTCAGTAAACACTGATGTAGATCCAAAAGATGTTGGATTTTTAACAATACCAATTTGCCCAAAAGTTACGTCAGTTGGAAAATCTCTAGTAGAATCATCAAACCTTGCATAACAAAGAACTTTATCAGCTCCAAGTTCTTTGTAAATATCATATCCATGACCTTTTGAAGGTGGAATGATTGGAATTAATTTTGCTCTTGACGATGCGGTTCCATTAATAGAACCAAGATCAACCATACCATAACTGTAATTTTTACCACCAGAGGAAACGACAGTATTTGTAATTTTACCGTTGACATCAACGTCAACAATAACTTTACCGCCAGTTCCATCACCTAAAATATTAACTTCATAAGATCCCTGATCATATCCCAATCCTTGCTTGTCAATATAAACTTTCTTAATCTGATTCTCATTAGTATCAGAATTGCCATTGTTCCTAACGGCAACTATTTGAGCAGATGTTGAGGTAGACCAATCATTTGGTACTGAAATGTATTCAGTAGAATCAAACTTGACAATATCAGATGGTGATACTGAAAAAAGGTATTTCCAAACATACCCATCACCACTTACACCCGCTTTTGATGGTTCAAGATCGGTAAAGGTTGGTTCATCAAGTGAGGCATTTCCTGTTGTATTGATACCAGAAGATCCGTTATCAATGACAGAATATACTTTGAACTCACTATTCATTACATAATAATTTGTATCATAAAGTCTTGATGACTTTGTAATTGGAGAAAGATTATTGAGACTGTAATCATGACGATACATCTCATACTTTGTGCCCCTAGTCCAATCTATCCTTCTTATAAGTCTCCTTACATTGGAGGAGGATATCTTCTTACCAAATGACATATTGTCGCCAATAAAATTGGCATAATCAATATTATCAATGGGACTGGGTGTGTTTGTATCCCATACCGTGGTTCTTCCAAATCCAACGATGGAAGGATTGGATAAACCAACAAAAATATAGTAAGAATTATCAGTACTAGTGACGGAATCTACAAAGTTTCCCGCATTTAATATTCTAAACTGATCGGTTACAATTGCCGCCATTGTTGCTAGCTTTTTTCTATATTTATAACTATCCTAGATCCTTTCTGAGTGATCCACCGTCTCTCAAACCGAATCCACGTCTTTGGATAGTAGGGAATGTTGACAATCCAGCATCAACTCTCAAACCTGTAACACCAATAGCAACTGGAGAGGATGATCTGGAGAATCCGGAAAGTCTACCCCAAGACAGTGTTCCTTGTGGAACTGTTAGACTGCCTGTAGTAGTAAGACCTGCATGTGTGGTAGTGGAAAGGATATTGCAAGTAGCAACTCCAGTTGTCGCTGTCAAGTGAAGATCGTTGATGATATAAATGTTGTCCAAGAAAGTTGTTCCAATTGCAACGAGTGAGTTATCAGATCCATTAATAGATCTAACACCATTACCAACACTGGTGTTCTTGACAAAGATTGGATAACCTTCTTGAAGTCCTGAGGTGCTAGATGCTGTGAAACTAAACGCAAGAGCAAGAGCGTTTCCACCAGTTCCAACTGCTGTGGCAATACCAGTGATTGTTGCAGCAAAACCAGCAACGGCGGTTATACCAGTAACCTTTTCAACAGAGATTGATGGAGAAGATACTATAACTTGTGGAGGTGCTGTGCGAGTATAACCGAAACCCGCATTAGTTACAGACGCCGAGTTAATAAAGTCGTTTACAATAGCAACTGTACCAGTTGCGGTCGTGCCAACACCAACACCAACTGCCTTAGGAGCAGCGATCTTAACAGTTGCAGAACCTGAATATCCAGCACCTCCAGAAGTAACATCCAGGGAACTAATAGTTCCGGTACTAGACACTACAGCGGTTACCGCAGCGGATACTGGTTCGGTTGTTGTATTAACAAGTAATCCATCTACAGAAGAAATAATGATGGAAGATTCATTTTCTTCATAGTTGAATAATTGTGCATCATCAACAAATATTTCTGTTGCAGAATCAGAAACATCACCGATTACTCTTGCAGTTGGATAAACCTGTCCTTCAATAGAATCTCTTGTTTTGAAAACTAATTCACCACCAAGTCTTTGATCCACCTTCTGTTTGATCCAACTAATTGGTTTGAAGTTAGTGTCATCAATACCAAGACCAGCATAGAGATTTGTCTCAACTTTATCGGAGTTGTTAATATTAAAAACTGTTCTAGGATCCTGAGCAAGACTATTTTTAGTTTTCTGAAGTTTGACAATATCACCAGGTTCAAGAGTAGCGTTAACATTTACACTAACACTATCAGTTCCTCGAGTTCCTCTGTAGAAGAAGATATCAATATTATCATTTGCAGTTGGTGCAGTTTTGAACAAAATTGATGTGCCACCAACAAATTCGTAATTGACGTTTGGTTGTTGAATGACTCCATTTACATAGATCAATAATACGGCTTCAAGATCAATTTGTGCAGAATCTGGATTGTTTCTGTCAATTTCAAAACTTACTAGTTCACCTTTATAGTTTAAGGGGAATCTGCGACGACTTCCATCAATAAAGTCTGAAATAGAATCAATATAATCAAGTTCACCAAACTGCCAAGCAGCAAATTTATCATTAAAGATATCCAGAACTTCAAACTCTGGTTCATTAACCATAGCAGGAAGACCTTTGGCAGTTACAAGACCAACTGCTTTGAACTTGTCACCAATTCTAAATCCATATCCATTTCTAACAATCTTGAAGTTCTTAACCTCAAAGAGTGTAGATCCTATTCCGACTGCAGTAATTGCAGCACCAACCTCAACATTAAGTAAAAGACCACTACCAGTGTCAGTTGTGGCACCCTGACCAAGACGAGAAACTCCAGTGATTGAAAGATTTTCGTAAGATGGTGAAGGAATATTAATAGTTGGATTGTAACTGTATCCTGTGCCTCCGTTTGTTACATTGAATGCAAGAGATCCACCAGCACCAACTGTGACTGTTACAGCAGCAGCATTACCAGTATGGTTTGGATCAGTGATTCCAATAGCAACAGATCCACGGTATCCAGAACCAAGAATGTCAGTAGCACCAGCACCAATAGACTGAATTACACCACCAGAAACAAATGCAGTTACAGAAGCACCAACAAGAGGAGCAATTCCTAGACCTTGAGTAGATCCAAGAGAAACAATCATTCCACCTCTTGGAAGTTGATTTTTATTTACATCAGTTTCAGAAATTACAAGGTCATCATTTGAATCTTTTATTCCAGTAAACACTACATTAGAAACGCCACCACTTTCAGTAAAATCGTAGTTTCCTCCAGTATTGTTATCAGTGGTTGGAGTTTGGAACATATTATTGATGAATACCAAACCACTTCCAGTTTCAATACCAGTTGTGTTTGCACCACCAACGGTCAGACGATAAGTTGCACCAATGCCAGTGAACTGTCTGGTAATATCATCGTAAATCTGATTAGTCGCATAATCATTTCTCAAATAAACTCTACCATTGAAAGTGGACTTAGTAAATGGAATGTTACTCTGATCAACTAGTTCTTGAGTATTGCCTCTAGGTGCTTCAGTGAAGTGAATCTTACTTCTAGTCATATTGTAAGAACCTTGGAACACTCTGATGGTAGATCCGTCAGTATGTGTGGTCGCTAGAGTACCGACAAATCCTCTCTCAGTCTTAACAACATTGAAGGAACCTGTTCCCGTGATAGGACCGATAGTTGTAGTTCCAAGACCAACAGCATTAACCCTGACAAACTCATCATCAACCTTCAGAACATCTCCTGGGAGAATGGAGGAGATTCCAGAAATACCAAAGTATGTTGCACCAACAGAAACAGAACCACCATTGTTACTGAGAGTATAGTTAATTGGTGAAAATGCCAGAGGAGACCTTGAAACACCATCAATTGTAATCAGAGATTTCTCAAGTTTTTTCTCCATTTCAAGAGTATGTCCA